ACCATCAAACGTTCAGCACGATTGGTCACTTGTTTGTGCCAACGTGAATCACGCCCTTCAACTGCTGCTTCCTTCCAATTATTAGCAAGGAGTGCTGCATTGAATTTCTTGAACTTAGACAAACGAGGTCTGCCCATGTTGAACATCATGTTGACCACGACCTGCTTGACAGTCTCGGGAAACTCTTCAAAGACCCCTTTGCCGTATAGCACATGACACTCGCTGATTGATGTGTCGAGGTCTTTGTCGAAGCATTCCCATACTCTCTCTTCGGAGATTGGCGTTCCGAACCCTTGCCCCCATTCGGTATCTTCGTTGATAACAAGGTGCCCCACGCCAAAGGTGTGTAGACCGAGGTGATCTGCGTAAATCTCATATTTCACACCCTCGTCTACTTTTAGTGTTTCAAAAATTTCTTCTCTGTTCATTTGATTCCCATCCATTCTTTTGTCATTATATAGTCTCGAACAAAATCGCTCCTGACTATATCTTCCCACCCAAACTGCACGTGAGTAAAACTCTTCATGTTGTCTAGGATACTTAAAAACTGGTTTACACCGTTCTTATCTTTCTCTTGTTTGAAATCGCTCTGATAGTAATCACCACAGAATACGATCTTAGTTGCTTGACCCACTCGTGTGATAACAGAATCCAACTCGTGAAAGTTTAGGTTCTGCATTTCATCCACGAGAATAATACCACTATCATATGTCACACCTCTTATGTATGAGGTTGACTCAAACGTGATGTAATTGTTGTGCACCAACTTATCATATGCTTTCGGGTCGTTGAATAACTCAGTAGCAGCAGCACGATATGGTCCTGTGTATGCGTTGAGTTTCTCTTCAACAGAACCAGGCAAGTAACCCATCTCTCGGGTAGGCACGACACTTCGGATAATGTGAAGAGTCTCATACGGTGTACTTTTGTCCATCACTTCTTCAAGTGCAAGATACATGGCAAGAAATGTCTTACCTGTTCCTGCTGTACCAGTGAGTGCAAGATGATCGCCGTCACGCCATCCCTGCCACGCATCCTCTTGATGCGGAGTGATAGGTGCGATAGTTGCTAATTGATCCAGACGAATTTTCATGTCTGGCATGGCAGTCCTCATAGGAGGCATTTGTTGCGATTGCTTTCTCATAAATTTATGGTGTTTTCAGCAAGACCATGCTTACGTCTTTGAGCAGCAGATAAACCACTGCTTGCTCCAATAGACGTTTCGGTTTTAATCTTCTTCAACAGATCTTTCCAATCACCCGAGGTTTTATTGATGATATTACCTGTGTGAGTTACAAGTGCGGTAGGCGAAAGGATCTTTTGTTCCCACTCACCACTGGCAAGCAGTTCTTCTTTCTTAGCAATAGAGATAAACATCTCTTTTATTTCACCGGTCTTAATATTTTTCATATCATATGTTGGCATTTTTTATAACTCTTTCTATGATGTATTCTTTTTTTATAGCACCTAAAAAATCATCTCCGTGATCTATGGTAGCTCCGTGTTTACTAGAAATTAACTGATATGATCTATAATGGTCCCCCCGAAGTTGTCCGTTAGTATTCATCTCTTGATGTATTAACCCGTCTGAATTATGATGTATTGGTGATGCCATCGCTGAGTTAATAAGGTTTCTTGCAATTCGGGGAGTAAGATAATATGCTCCACCCGCAGTAATAGGTCTATTATGTATCTTAATTCTCAGACAATCGGTGCATTTACAATACTTAGCAGCGGGTGGAAATCCTGATGTAGCAAAAGCAACGATTGGTTTGCAAGTTTCGAAATAGGACAATTCCATAGGATAAGTTAATAATACATCATGTTCTACAACGATGATAGGAGTATTCGATTCTCTGCATAGATTCCATAGACTAAGATGTGAGTACCATACTGCTTTTTCGGTATCAGTAAGATTTTCTCCTAATCTATTAGTGACTCCTCTACGCACATCGAACGTAAGTTTAAGTCCACAATAATCTTTACCTAACGTTTCGGGGGTGCATGCGCTATGTTCATTTACAACAAACCCCGCGTTTACCCAAGAAGGACGGGTTCTATTCAAATAATACTGAGAAATTTGATTATTTTCAATAGCAATTATGTAAACTTCTGGTATCATTTATATAATCCTAAGATGGATCCCTCCAAATAGAGGGATCCGATTAGATAAGGATCACCCCCTCGTGACTTGATTAATGGCAGCGTCTAAAAATGCTTGTTTCTTAACCATCTTATATGCTGCCTCTTCTTTCCCTTTTTTATTTAACTTGTGAATATAATGTCCAAGTTCCCTAGAGTCTTTGTTTAAACGTTCTATTTGGTTTACTACCATAGGCAAGTCTCCTTGTTATCGATTTGGGGTTTAGTTCACATAATAATTATGGGATTAAGTCGGGTAGTGCCTCCTGTACTATCTTTTTAGTTAATCCCTTCGCGGGTGGCTTTTTGTTGATCATATCAACTAGTATTACCGAATCACGGCAATCAATTGATTCTAGTATATCACAAAACATTCGCTCGCGCTTTATAGGCAGCAAGTTTTCGCTTGTAGATAATCCTTTTACAAAATATTTGAAGTCTAAGTGTTTTTTTAGAAGAGTCGATGGTGTGGGCGCACCTTCTGCTTGTGGTGTGTATGGAACTTGACCAGCAGGTAGATTCCATTGGACGCGATCATCGAAAGATCCTTGTAGAACATCTCGCATTGCCCAGTGACGGTTGTTGTCTTGCAGAATTTTAACTCGTTCTTTACGAGTTTTGGCGTTCTCGAACTCTTCGAAAACTTCCCATACGTCATGACTGACTTTGTTAGTTGGCATAATATTAACTCACAAATGTTACATGTTTATAGAGTAACCCATTTTACTCTATTTGTCAAGTACTATTTAGATAGGCAGTTTTCCTTGTTCCATTCTACCTTTCTTCTGACTAGCAATCCAAGTTCTAGCATCTTTTGACTCAGGTGGTCTATTGGTAAACTTCACCGCGTCTCTATATGCTCGTAACGTCTCTTTCTTGTAATCCTTACCGTTAGAGTTATCGACTACTAAAAAGTTTTTCTTACCAAAAATGTTTTGCAACAAACCAATGTTCTGTTGGATAGTGTCCCACATCTTAGCAACCTCTGCGTCAGGTAACGTGCGTTCACGTTCACGGTTGCGTTGCAGTGCGGTTTCTTTATCGGTGTTTACGAATATCATTGCGATATCGTAACCCATCTTTTTCATCATCTTTGCTTGTTGTGCTACCTTCGCATGATCACGACCTGTGCCATCAATGACAAGTCCTAAACGACCTTTGAGATAAAGTTCTTGTCTCTTACCAGTGAGAGTCTTTGCTCGACCACGGAGTTCTTGTCCCTTGTCAGAGAAGATACCTTCGGGGTCTAATGCGATACCTGCTTTCTTCATTGATGCTTCGAATGCATCGTCAGAGTTGACAACGCGATATCCCAGTGCTGGTAACCCAGTCTTACCTGCGATGAATGATTTGCCACTGCCAGGACCACCGGCAAGAAAGATTGCTTTGAAGATTGCGGGGTCGTTGACACCTTCGGAGAGGTGTTGTCTAAATCTAATCATAGTTTCAAATGCTTACTGTGAATTTTACAACCGATGAACTCATTGTAGTAGTCATCTCGTAGTAATACGTCATTGTCGAATTGTGCTTTTGCTTCGTAATAAGAACACTCACCCTTACTCTTGCACAATCTCAATATTACTCTATTATATAGGCTTTCAGCACTCGCAACACGCTCTTTTAGTACCTCACTTGAACCATGATAGGTACGCCAATCACTCTCCACGAGCGTCTTCTTGCGTCTCTTGCGTGTTTTGGTGACGGGTAAGATCTTACTACGCCAGAAACCTTTCTTCCCTATGTATTTTTTAGAAGTGTCTATTTCTTCTATTTCATATACAAATCCATTATAATTAGAAATGAACTCTTCATCCGGAGAAAATACTTTACCCTGATATACCCAATCATTCATGCAAATATACATTCTTAAATTGTTTAGGATAACCATATATTTTAGGACCAAGGGACTCAGTCATTGACGATCCTGAAATTATAAGATTATCGTTCTTTGGGAAAAATCTTGCCTTTCTTCCTAAAAAGGTGTAAACTGCGCCAGCAACTAACCCTGAGAGTTTTAACTGACTTTCGTAACTATAAAAGTCAACATAGTCAATTGGGAGTTTATCCAGTGGTTTACTCTGTTCCATCATCTCAACGATTTGTTTAACGACCCATTTTAGTTCCATAGGAGATTCATGCGTATAAAGAGAATCATAGTCGGGAGTAGCAAAAGAAATTTTATTCATATAAGCGTCTAAAACGCTTAAAAATTGTGTGTCATAATACACAACTTGCATCAAAGTTCTGTCTATAAATTGTGCTATTATAAATTCATCTTTGCCAATTATAACATTACCGCTGTCCACTGGTCCGTTTTCTACTATATTTTTTAATATTATACTCATGTTATTTTTTACTCTTTGATCGATGAACCCATTTATACAAAGATACTGCTATTGTATCTATTCTTTTTATTATAGTCTTTTCTATTGGGGATAGTTGTGTCAAAATTTGCCACCAACCAAATTCTCCAGGAAGAATATTCTGATTATCTATTGCTTCTCTTATAGATCTTTTGTTCCATGCGGTTCTATGAACTATCAAACATATGTCCGGTATATGCAACTTAAACGCTGCTGGATGACCTGACCAAAAAGACTTTTCGTGACGATATTCTTCGATAAAAGTAGTTACATTTTTTTTACCATAGTTTGGGAAACCTATATTTGATAATCCATATATTATTGATGGATTATCAGAAACTTTTTGAATCATATTTCTTATACGATCAGGAGATAAGACTAATAGGTCATGTCTTATTATCACGTACACATCATATGGGTCATGTAATTCTTGTAAACTT